ATAAAGGTTTTTATCCTTTATTTGGTGTTACAAGTTGTACTGAAGAAGAATTAGCAACTATTAATGCAGTTAGAGGACGTGATGCTGGTAAATGTGGTGAAAATGATAAAGGTGGTGGTTTAATTACTAACATTTTTAATAATGCAGATCCATATTTAAGTGCAGCTACAACCTTTATAAATGGTGCATACGAATTATATGTTGCAACACCAGGTAGAGAAGCAACACAAAAAACAGATAATAACGGAACTACACATATCGCAGTAAAACTTAATAATAAAGAACACGCTAAGTATGAATGGCTTAAAGCAAAGAGAGAACAAAATCCAGACTTAACTGATGATGAATTAGAGGTTCAGTATACAGAGTATCTTGCAAATCAAACTAAAGATAATAATGATGATGCTGCTTTAGTAGCAAACCATTCCACTTATGTTGGTAACTATACTCAAGAAGTTCATGGTGATGATTGTAAAGTTGTTGATGAAGATTATGTTCGTACTATTCATGGTGACTACCATTTAAAAGTTACTGGTGATTGTCATATTGAAGTTGGTGGTGGTTTTTTCCTTGATGCTGAAGGTGCACCTAAGATTGTTGATAAACAAGGTAATAAAACTGGCGAAAGAATTCAAAAACATAGTATTAAGTTTGGATCTGATGTTGATATGGCTGTTGTTGGTGCTAAGTTTGAATTACAAGGTTCTGAATTTAATATAGGAACTACAGCAAGTAAAATTACTGGTAGTATATTTGAAAATTCTTCAACACAACAAACATGTAGTGCTGCTGAAATGATATTATCAGCAGATAATGCTATTACTATTTCTACAACTACATTATTTGAAACTATTAATTTCCCTCCTTCACCAATTCCTAAAGTTAAAGCAGGTATTATTAGAAAGATTGGAGGTTCTTGTGAAACTGTTATGACACCCGCAGGTTCTGCTGCAGATGCTATACCCAGATATATTGTTGCAAACCCTGCAGGTCCTATATCCGTTACTTCTGGTGCAACAGGATATAATAATAACGTTGTAACAGGTTTATATAATGTAAACGTTGCTGCAGGTGCTATCTCAATGAACTCTTCTACTGCCTGTTCTATAGTCGCAGGTGCTGCAATGAACCTCACAGCAGGTGCAGTTATGAAACTAACAGCAGCAAGTATATTCCTAAACTAATCCTTGACACTTTTCTTGTGATACACTATAATGTTGGTGTAAACGAGAATTAAATGAAAAAAGATTACTACGAACCAGGAATCTACATTGAACAAGTATTCATCAACTTTTCTCGTAGATCCGTAAAGATCGTAGATAGTGATGGTTATGACGACACTATCGAATGGCAATGGACTAAAAAAGGTGCTGATGGATTTTTGGAAACAGTAACCAATATCCAAAATGATGTGCCTTCAGAGTTGGTAACTTATTGTTTTTCTGAAAAAGAATGAACCCACCTATTAATTGCACAGAAGAAGAAGCAACTAAACACTTAGAATTTTTAATTACTATGTGTGAACGCAACAGAACTGTTTGGAGAATTCAACGTGAAGATGGTAAAGCCGTCTTAATGTCACCAATTGTACAATCAGGTCCTCCTATATCAGAGGAAGTGGTTGATCAAGTTGAAGAATTTAAGAAACAATTTATGGAACAACAACAATGAACAATGTTGGATTGGAAGTTGTCTTTTGGACAATACTAGCACTTTATCTTTTAACAAAGTTAGGAGTGTTTAAAAAATGAATTGTTGGCACTGTGGAACTGAGTTGATTTGGGGATCAGATTTTGATGCTGAAGATTATGGATGCGAAGAAGAATATTCTATCGTAACTAATCTTACATGCCCTAAGTGTGAATCATTTGTGCAAGTGTATTACCCTAAATAAAAAAATGAAACTTACTCAAGAAATGATTGATAAAATCCAAGATTTGATGAATCATACCAAGAAAGATGGTTCAGTAAATTGGATTGATGGTGAAGAAATTAAAATCAGTTTAGCAGGTACATTTGCTGCTGATAGGTTTATTGTTATAGCAAACGAATCTAAGAAACCTTGGGTTCCTGCTGCACCTCACCCTAACTTTGATTACGAAAAAAAGGAATGGAAGAAAGATGAAAATTCCAAATTGGCAACACCACTCGAAAAAGGAGAAGAAAAGGCATCTTAGACCTCAAGCACTTCGTGCTGCTAAAAAAAGATTGCAAGTTTTAAAATCAAAGCTTGACATCTTAATCAAACCCTGATATAGTATGAAACGTGGGGGAGTACAAAAGATCTCTACTTAGAAAGAGTGCCTCCATGTCATAAAGTAAGTGTTTGTTTTACTATCTGAGGGGTGCGTGGGAAACACCTCTCTTTTTTTATTTTAATTATGACTATTATTCCATTATTTCCAACAAATATTCATCATGTTGCTGTTGATAATTACAGCGATATAAAAGCAGACTTAATTGGTTTTGTAGATGCACAGAAGGTTGCTGATCCAAAAGGGATTACTAAATCAAATACAGGTTGGCACTCTCAACTTTCTGATTCTGGTATTGTTTTAAATACAATTAACTCTGCTCTTATCAAATTCTTTAATAATAACAATTATTATAATATTAAAAATTTTGAAGTAACATCACATTGGTTAAATGTAAACAGACCTGGTGACACTAACATATTACACTGTCATCCTGGTGCTCAAATGTCTGGTGTATTGTGGATTCATACACCACCAGACTCAGGAGATCTTATTTTTGAGTCTCCAAATGCTTATAACCAGTGGGAAGTTATGAAAAATTATACAAATGAAATTAGACAACAGACTTTGGCATATACTGTATTTGATTTTACTCCTGATGAAGGTTCATTAGTATTTTTTCCTGGTTCTTTATATCATGCTGTAGGTGAAAACAAATCTGATGATGTAAGATATTCTGCAGGTTTTAATCTTAAACTTTGGTCAGATACATAGTTATAGGAATTTTTTATTATGGCATATCTAGTACATCCTTTACCTCCTAGAAAAGTATGGGTCAAAAAAGAATATCTCTATGACCTTGAAAAAGGACATGGAGAACTTACACCTGGCATATGGATCTCAGTAAGGAGTATTCAAGCAAAAGCATTATACTTTGAAACATTACTCACTGATTATGGTGCATTGTTTGATAAGTTACCTCTTAGTGCATTTGTATGGAAAGAAGACATCAACTGGGACGATCAATTACCATTAGATGTATTAGAACTCTGGGATTGTTTTGATTACAATATTACTGTAGTTGAAAAACCAATCTTAGGTAGGTGTTCTTTCTTTGGAAAGGACAAGAAGATGCATTCTGGTGAATATGAATTCACCATTGATACTGCACACCCCGACTTCTCTGTATTAGATGTCAATTTCTCGGAGCATGATCCAGAACATAAGACATTTAACATTATTGCATTGGACAACGGACAGTTTGCAGCACAACCAAACAATAGATGTCAATTTTTTGATAACAGTTTGGTTGATAATGATAACCTAAAACAACCTGACTTCAAGGTATGTACGCAAAATTATGCTGTTGAAACTCTGCCTAAGTGGTGGTCAGTAGGACATACAGATGAATGGGCATACAAAACTCAAGAAGAAAGTGATGAGGAAGATCAAATCGACCTGACAGGCGGTTGATTTTCTTTATAAATAGACCTGTAGGAATAGTGTGATTATTCGTGGGAACTAAGAAGATTTCACAGTTGGAAACAATCTCAGATTCCAACCTATCTGGAGAAGCAATTTTACCAGTGGTTGTATCTGACCCTTTGATTCCAAATAGGAAAGCAAAAATAAATCAACTGCACAAAGGTGTATCAGGAGGCTCAAAGAGTGATCCTGGTCTTTGCTTTGATTTGGACAGAGACACTGGTTTGTACCAGAACGCATATGACCAAATTGGTCTAGGTTTTGGTAATGGCGGTTTATATATGTCTAGGATTGATAATGGTGGTAGTTATACTTCACTGTATATGACTGCTGTTGATAGTGTTGCAAACAATACAGACATTGTTTTAGCACCGAAAGGAACGGGTGCTGTTAAAGTTACGGGTCAGTTCTTGATGGCTGATGGTGACTTTATCTTGGAAGATGCACAAGGTCCTAAGGCAAGGTTTGAAGTTTCTAACGTAGGAACTGGAACTACTACTCGTATCATGACACTACCCGCAATTACTTCGGGTAATGGAACAACTTTAGTTGGAACTGATACGCAACAAACATTAACAAACAAGACTCTTCTTATTGATGAAGATAACCTTGTTATAAGTGATGGCACTGAGGAAGCAATTTTCCAGATTAACTGGCCAACTACTTCTGGTGCAAGACGTTCTTATTTTTTACCTGATGCAGGTACAGTTACTACTACTGCTGAACCAACTGCTACAGTATCAACATTACTTGATACAAAGACTGAACAAACAGTTCTTAGTAAAACTTTTGTTGATGTAAAATTTGTTCCAAACGCAGAGGTTGGAACTTCTTACGCTATAATGAATACTTCTTCATTATCAGCAAATAGAACAATTACAGTTCCTGATGCAAATATTACTTTAGTTGGAACTGATGCCACTCAGACACTACAGAACAAAGTTGTAGAAACTTTAATCTTACAAGACCCTACAACTACTACTAAAAAGATTACATTCTCTGTAACTAATCAAAATACATTATCTAACGAAGTATTTGAGTTCCCTCAGACTTCTTTACTAAATAATCCTACTGCAACCAATAACGTTCTTGTTACTGAACTTGCTACGCAAGATATGAGAAACAAAACGTTGTTTAGTCCAACTCTGAAACAATTTGGTAATACCACTGGTTCAGTTATATTGGACATGAGTAATATCACGTTAGCAAGGACAATTAAGTTTCCTGATGCTAATGCTACGCTGTTATCTACAGAAAACGTTACTACTGAAGATGTTAACTTTGGTGCAGGTATTGGAGCAGCAAACCTAACTGGTCGAACTAGACTACAACAATTCTTTTACGCAGGATTCTAATTTAAAAAATGGCAAATCAAGGTATTCTTGCACAATCAAAACCCTCGGCAAACACTAATACGGTGCTGTATTCTGCTCCTATTGATAGTAGTGCGTCTGCTGTATTGACTGTTGCAAATGACGGAACTGGTTCCGCATATAAGGTCGGACTTAAAAACTATGATCAAAAATTGGTATTAGACGCATCAACTTACTTGTTACACAAGGGTGATGCAATTACTGATTATAGGTTCACCGTGAACACTGCGATTGCAGCGAGTAATGCATCTTTCGTACCAAGTACTAAAATTACTTCGGACGACAAAGAATCGTCATTAATATTTGAATCTTTTTATACACCACCCACTACAACTATTTACATTAAAAAGTTTGCTGCTAGGATTATTACATTAGAATCGATTAATGGAACATTTGCAGTTGGTCAAACAATTACAAAAGGAACTGGTGGTAATACTACAGTTGCTACAATTTTAGCATCATCTGGTGAAGGTGCTTCTGCTGTTACTATCGGTCCTTCTACCATTAATGGATCTGGATCTGAATTTGCTGATGGTGACGCTGTAACTGCATCTGGTGGTGCAACTGGAACTGCAACGAATGAATTTGCATATTCAGTTACAACTGCTGGTGGAACTTATAACTTATATCTTACAGATACATTGACAGTATTCAATGATAGAATCTATAGGTTTGATAATTCTGATAGTTCAATGTCAGGATTAGATTGGAGTCTATCTGCAACTGTTAATGGAGAGTGGGGTCCTGATAATACAGCAGGTACTGAAGATGACGGAACTGAATACACTACTGGTAGAACTGTTGTAGGAACAGCAGGTAGTGGTGGAACTGCATATATTCAGTATGATTTCTCACAAGGAACTCCACCTGATACATTATATACTTACGAAGGAACTACAGGAACTGCTGCTAATAGTGGCTATGGTGGTTCTGATAGGTCTATTTCTGTGTCAAACGCACCAACTTATACTGAGTTTTATGCTTACGATATTGATGGTACTTGGACTAACTCGACTGATACATTCACAGTTTCTGGTGTTACATATACAGTAACAGCACAGACAGCAGGTCCTTATGGTTACGTTCGTAAGTATGATGGAACTTCTTTATATGTTGTGAAAGGAATTGGGTCAGCAGATTTCTCTACTGATACATTCCGAGATGTTCCTAAACTTGGAACTGCAGCGAGAAGCACAGTAACTGTTAACTCAGTTGCAGTTGCAACTACTGCACTTGAAACAGAAAACTATATTGTAGATGGTGTTACCAATGGTAATAATGAAGTAGATAAAATTACTTCTATTGTTGTAGGTCCTGCTGAAAGAATAGTTGTTAATAGCACAACTGCAAATAATGCTTTCAGTCTTGTAGGATTTGAAGATGTTACAACTGGATTCACAACACAGACCTTCAATCAATCTGCCTCTGGTGGTGGAGAAGGTGGTGGTTAATCCCTTCAATAAATAACTAAAAAGCAGTTAAAAGATGTCACTAACTAGACTAAAGAATATTATTACGTCCAGAACTGGACGTATTATATACGTCAACCCAGACGACTTTGATGCCTCTGATGCGATTGACAACAGAGGTAACTCTGCTTTGCGACCTTTTAAATCTATTCAAAGAGCATTTTTAGAAGTAGCAAGATTTTCATATCGAGTTGGTTTAAGTAATGACGAATTTGATGCTTTTAGCATCATGCTTTACCCTGCTGAATATATTGTAGATAACAGACCAGGTGATATTTTATATACTAACGTTGCTCCGATTGATGCTAACTCAAATTTAGATTTATCTTCTCCCAATAATGTTCTCTACAAATATAACTCTGTTGAGGGTGGTATTATTGTTCCAAGAGGTTGTTCACTGG